CCCCTTGAAATAACCCCCATTTCCCCTATATTAACGAGTCATGCCAACTGCACAAGTAGACACCCTGAAAAACAAATACGGACAGTATTTGGACGCTTCTGCGGCTACGGATTCTGATTGGTATAATGCCTTAAACGAAATCATGCCCCGTGTTTACCAGATGGGATTCTGGCGGGACATGATGACTACGTTGACAGAGGTGGACGTAAGTAGCGGTTCATATACCCTGCTTGCAGGCAACGCTGGAACGGGGGTGGGCTATGAGTGTATCCTCCACGCCATTCTGGATGACAACCCCACGGTTCTTTATTCGATGTGGCACGACTACCGAATGTTTGGAGAACCCAGTGTTGCATCAAAAGCGGCTGGGGATACCTCAAACATGGCAGGAGTGTTTGACGACGGGTATTCAGATTCCAGTGGGCGTAGGACATACAGGATATCTCCAGTAGATTCTACTACGAAAGCCACGTTCCTGATGAAGCGGCAGTATGTAGAGGTCAGCCATAATTCACATTTAGTGTTCGTTCCCAATGACTCCTCTGTGATTAAACACGCGGTGCTTGGCAAACTTGCCGAAGACAACGCCGACATCCAACGCGCTGAATACCACTGGCAAACGGCACAAAAGCTCATTGACGCTGATCTCGCTTCCTACAGGGGTGGCGCAAGACCTAAACTTCATATTGCCCCCGAAGGCGTGGGCAGCGGTATGAGCGGAATGTATTAATTTTAAACAAACAAGATAATTAGCTATGGCTACATCAAATATAGACAAACAATCCTTCGGTCAAGCGGGGGCAACATTCTTAAATGGAACAGATTTTATCGCTAAAGACATATGTGCTATTCTGGTTATTGAAGATGCCGTTCTTCACGCGACCAACACTGCGTGGCCTGAGTTTACTGACGGGACAAAACACCTAATCGGTGACACAAACTCGATAACCATTCCTGCTGGGATAACTATTTATGGTCAGTTTACTAAGGTGGGCTTAGATAGTGGTTCAGTCCTCTGCTACCACGCGGCCTAAAGAACAATGGCTCTTGGATCACAGGGCGGGTTAAGCACCCCTAATGCATCTGAGGCTTCTCAGTTTGTCGTAAAGGACTTTAACTTTGCGGTGGATAAGAAGTCTGATTCCCAACTCGCCGCTGATGGGGTCACCTTCACACGGGCATCTGTTGCTCGGTATAATGATTCCTCCGGTAATCTTGTCGAGCGAGCTACGGGTGAACCTGTCTATGAATACAGCGGGGCAACCAGCTTGGGTCTTCGCATTGAGAAGGGAACTACGAATACTATTCGCAATACAGATTGTGATACGGTTAGTGGTTCAGGATGGGCAGTATCTGGTTCCTCGTTTACTGGAACAAATATAACAGGGCCGGATAATGTCTCAAATTCCGGCAAAAGATTTCAAGGGAATACTACAAGTGGGGTTAGCTATAATGTTATATGGGACGCGGGAATACTGACTGATGGAGGTGGTGCTGGAGCGCATAGGAATGGTTGGTCAGGTTCTATTTACGCAAAGGCCGGTAATGCCGATTTTATAGGGATGTCTTTTTCAGCGGGAGCGAAAGTAGGGGCCGCGTGGGATTTAAGTGACGGTTCATTGGTTAACAGTAGTAATTGCACTGCTTCGTCTGAGGATGTTGGTGGGGGGTGGTGGAGGCTGAAGTGTGAGAACTTGGCGAACATTGCCTCAACTGGCGTATTCGCTTGGACTCCCTCTAAGACATCTGCTCTCGTATGGGACGATAGCGGATTTGGGTCTTGGGATAATAGACAGGATTACTTTGAACGCACAGGCAGTTTTCCATTCTATACTTATGTTCCAAACTACGTCTATGTGTTTGGCCCACAATTTGAAAACTCACCTTACTGCACTAGTTATATTCCAAACGCTAGTGATGCAGAGGCAGGAGTGGCAAGGGCTGCTGATGTATGCTCTATCACGGGCAGTGATTTTTCATCTTTCTATAATCAAACACAGGGAACGTTTGCTGTAGAGGGGAGTCGCGCTATTGCCGGTAGTTCAGCACTTCCAACTATGCTTGAAGTTAATCTCGACGGGGGAACAACTGACACAATGGGGTTCAATGCTTCTGCCACGAAGGAACAATTCGACGTTTACGATGGCTCTGGTGCAGCTTCGGTATTGGCTGGAAATGATATTGCGGTGAACACCGCGTTCAAGGTTTCTGGGGCTTATAAATCCGGTAATTATGGAACCAGCCTGAATGGCGCGGCGGCTGTTACCAATACTTTGGCGGCAGTTCCAACGGTAGACCAACTCCACTTTGGGTCTTCTGAACACTCCAGCAGGGAGCTTAATGGATTTATAAGTCGTGTGCGTTATTGGAGGCGCAGGGTATCAGACGCATTTTTAAAGAAGATTTCGACATGATTGATTACCTTCTATGCTTCCCCGACAGAGCCACCGCAATCGGGTTTGGTAACGCCAACGGTTATTCGACTACTGACCCCATAACGGGTGAGACACACACTCGTTTAGGAACCCATGAGTATGCCATGTCCATCATAGGCGAGCATTACATATTAACAGGAGCTATGGTAGACGCAGGGGAACCGTTTGGAGAAATTCCCGAAAGGGCAGGGGACGGGAAGCATTGGGTCTTATTCCGCGACATAAAAGAAACTGTTGAAGTCCCGCCGTCAGCGGAGCAATTTATAATTTGGCAGTCCGACAGCGGAGAGGACATCCCCGCTACTGCCCCCAACAGAAGGTTTTCATAACATGAACACCGGAGAAATACTAACCAAGGGAGCAACCGGAATAGCCGGATCAACCCTCGCGGTGCTTTCACCATACCAAGAGCAAATGGAATGGACAATACAAATTTTGGGAGGGCTTTTAGGAATTGCCGTTGCGGTGGTTTCGCTCTACCATTTATTAAAGAACAAGAATAAAAAATGAGCAAAGAAGCTATTTTAGGAATCGTGCGTCACCTCCTCACCTTCGGTGGTGGGTTCATGACTCAGGCTGGCTTGGCATCTGGTGAGCAGGTTACAACTGGCGTATCAGCCCTTGTGACTCTCGTCGGTTTAGTCTGGTCTGTCCTTAACAAGAAGAAGTGAACTTCTTCCGGTTAATAACCGCCGCGCTTGAAGCATACATAGCGTATGCCAACTGGCGGCAGAGAACCTATGTCTATGACCTTGAAGATGAAATTGATCGCCTTGCCGCTGATGGCAGTCCTTCTGCCAAGTTGCGGATGGAGAGGCTCGCAGAACGCGCTCAACGAGAGCGCGATGTATGACCCGCCAACGGTGACCCTGATTGAAGGATTCAAGTATCCTTTCGTTGAGGGGACACTGGTGGGGCGCGGGCAGAAGTTTCATTCTGATTACTCATATCGTAGAGCTATTGTTATAGGGGGTGGGGGTAAATGATCTTCCGCCTCGTCAACACCCTAATCATCGTAGCCATCATCCTGCTGGCTATTGCATCATTGTTCATCGTTCCCTTAACCGCAATCTTCTTTGGAGTTGGCCCGACATGATAGCCCTCTGCGTAGGACATAGCCGCCAAGGAGATAGCGGAGCCGCCTCTGTTGATGGGACAGTTGAGTATGATTACAACTGTGACCTTGCTTATTTGATTTCAGAGAAAATAAAACAGAAGACCCGCATCTATAACTCATACGAAGGCAAAGGGTATACAAGTTCGATGCGCTGGCTGGCGAAAAAGCTCAAGGAAGATGGAGTTACGTTCGCGGTTGAGCTTCACTTTAACGCTGCCAGCCCCTCTGCCACTGGGCATGAGTGGCTCTATTGGAACAGCAGCCGTAACGGGAGGCTCCTCGCTCGCTCTCTACGAGATTCAATGGAGGATGCTTTCCCCGATTTTACCAGTAGGGGCATCAAGTCACGCGGGAAGGGAAGTAGAGGTGCCTCGTTTCTCCGCATGACTCACTGCCCTGCTGTTATCGCGGAGCCTTTCTTTGGAACGAATGAGATGGATTGGGATTTAGCTACCGCCCATAGGGACGGAGTAGCCCACGCTATTGCGGGGGGTTTAGTCCTTTATGACGAGTTAGCCAGCCAATGGACGTAAGCGATGAAGTTCCCAAAAACAGTAAGCATAGCTGGGCGGCGCATCCGCTTGGTTATCGAGCCATTTAAGGGGGCAGACAGCGATACCTTTGGTGAGTATTTCCACGACGATAAACTGATTCAGATTAACGCTGGACTATCTGACAAGGATGCCTTGGAGACGTTACGTCACGAAATGATGGAGGCTTCCTTGCTATTGAGTGGGGTTGGGTATTCAGAGCGTTATGAGCAGGAGGCTGTCGTTCGTTGTATGGAGGAAATCTTCTTTCCTGCGTGGGGGGTAATAGTTAAACGCATAGATTTTGAGCAAGCCTAGAAAGTATAAGAGACGCTTCAAGCATTCGGATGATTGCGCCCTTTTTACTGTTGCGGGCGAAGATGTAGCCCTTGCCCACCAACGCTCCTGTGCGATGGGGATATTACCGTCTTCGTATACGCAGGGGCATGGGCGTATTACTGGATGCCTTGGGGAGATAGCCGTCAAGTCTTACCTACCGCGCAGCCGTTATGTGGGAGACAAGGTGTATTCCCACGACATAGTTTATAAGAAGCAGAAACTGGAGGTTAAGTCTAAAATTTGCAGTGGTAGACCGAAGAAAGAGTTTAGTGCCTTTGTCAACGGCAGGGAGTCCCTAAAGGAAAAGTATGACTACGACATAGTAGTGTTTACGCGAGTTCGTCGTGATCTTGTCTATGTATATATTGTCGGCTGGCTCCCCGCCCCCACGTTTTTTGACGAGGCTGTGTATTACAAGCGCGGGGATGTTGATGACACGGGGTTTAAGTTTATGTCCTCTGGGTATCAGATTCCCATAAGCGAATTGAACTCCCCCAACACGTTGAAGTCCCTTTAATAAGGACTTTCATCTTCTGGGGTGGATATAAATATGGGGTAGCCCTCACCACCTGCCCCCGCTACGTTATACCAGAAGTATTCGGTAGCCTCTTCGTGTGTCATATCCTCCGCCAGTTTCTTGATACATCGCTCAATTGAGTATATTGCGCGGGGCGGGTCTTCTTCCACTGCGACCCCTATGAACCCCTCGTCCAGATTGTCGGGGACAATGACTCCTACGTCTAGCGTGTCGATAAAACCATCAATTTCTGAGCGCGTCATGTTTAACTTGGTGTGTGGCTCCTTTATCAGTATCAAATTTTTCACTCAAGTCAATAGTCCATATTTTACCCGCCCCCGTAATCTCCGATGAGACAGGACGCACTTTCTTGCTGTTCCTACTCGCATCTTCCAATACCAGCATCCCGCGCCTGACAAACTCTAAGGAGTTACTCATGCCCACGTTCTTGCCGCCGTTAAATTCATGGACAGCTACTTGGAACTCTGTGAGTGACCCCTGCCATGTGGGGTATGTATAATATTCCCGTGCCCTCTTCACGAAGAACTCGACCAGTTCCGCGATGCTGGAGCGGCTTGAGTTATCGTATGCAGCACTGGCTATTGTCTTATCGATGTATGAGATGACACCGAAGCGTGAAGCTCCTTGCACTTCTTTCGGGACTTCCCAATCCAGCAGCCACTTGGCAAAGTGAGGTAGTTCGTTCTTTATAATACCTTCAAGTTCCACGTTGGACGGGAACTTACTCATCGAATCCTTACTGATCTGTAAAGCCATGAGCTTGTCCCTGTTGGACGAGTCCAGTGCGGGTATTACACTCAGGCTGTTAGCGTCCATGTTCAGCGACATGATTATTCTTCCGCACCAAGGCAGGCTCACCTCGTCACAATACTTAGCCTGATAAGTTATGTGCGGGTTAGCCACGCATTTCTTGATCATCTCTGTAGCTTTTCTTTGTTCCGTGAATGACGCAGCCGATGTGGTGTCGTCAATACACCACGCAGCTACACGGGCTAAGTCCTTGTTGAAGCTCGTTTGACCTGACACATAGTCACTGGCATTAGCCCAACCCCCAACCAGAGCAGCGATGACCCTGTTTGACAGCAGTGTTTTCCCCTTATTTGTAGGGCCGACTAAAAGCAGGGCTTGCCCCTGCGCTGCTTCCTTGTCCAGAAGCGCGGTGTAGAACCGTTTAAGCCACGCATAGAAGTATTCGATAGTCGGGGTGTCCCCATTTATGAACATCCCGCTCATCCATTTATTCAGGAAAGGCCACAACGATGGGTCGCCGTCATCCGCTGGTTGCACTGGAGTCAGGTTGGCGTTGTTCAGGATACGGTGGCTGTTGTAAGAGACTACACGTTCATCGCTGAAAATAACGGGGGCTATCTCGTCAATCCTGTTGTCGTTGCATATACTGAGGATAGCGTTCTCCACTTCGGACAGTGGTTGCCCCTTCTTTGGCTTTGGGGAGAACCCCGCCTTACGGAGTTCCATGACCACCTGCTCTCTTGGGATTTGTTGCGCTGTTCCAAACAAGAGCTTGTAGTAATACTTTCCGTTGAACCAGTAGTTGTCTATAAGCCCGCCTATCTTTTTTGTTTCGTAGTCCTCTACGAATTGCTTCCCTAAAATCTCCCTCCATGTGACGAAGCCCTTGCCCGCCCTGTCAGAGTAGCAGATCATCCCGTCCTCCGTGACTTGGCACCCTTCCCTGTCAATACCATCGTCAACCCAAAACAGCGGCCCCCTACTACCTATGGTGAACTCCGCTTCCCAGCGGTCAGGAAATCTCTTCAAGACTTCCTCTGCCACTTCTTCAATTGGGATGGAAGTCTCTACCGCTTGTGGCGGTTTATCCATCGCTGCTTTCAGCAAAATTGTTTGGTAGGTAGTTTCCGGTAACGGGTCACCTACCTTGATCCACTCTTCCCCAAGCTCGAAGTATTGGTTAGACTTTAAGGATGCGGTGTCGAATCCCGCAAACAACCTGTCTAGGCTAAGATAAGCTGCCATACGTTTCATAAACGTAGGGAACATTTCCGGTGTAATGGGCATACGGGACGGGAACTCCCACACTAACCGCAGATATCCTGACTCTGTCTTGCTACGCCATGTGGGGAGAAGCCCTTTACATTGGGCAGCAATGATTTTGTCAACCACATCCCAATCGACAGGAGCGTCATAATCGGCTGCTACACCGTGAACTGCATTTGGGGGGTTGTCTGAGGTGATCCTCAACGATGGGTTATCTCCCTCGACCATGCTGTAGAACACATGATCTGTGCCCACATCAGCGCACCATTCCCTGAATTCTGCTTTTGATGCGAACTTCGGTTTCTGTTTCCCCAGCCCCGCTATGTTGGGGGACTTGTGGACTTTCTTTTCTTTTAGGTTTTTCAGGTAGTGGTAGTTCATTTTTCGTAGCGGGTTAAAACTTTGCCCTCTCCCTCCAGTGGGATGTCGGGGAGCCATAGGGGAGGGGTTTTCATAGCGGCAATTACATCGCCTAAAACTTCCTCCGCGTCATCTTTATTTGTTTCTATGACAACTTCGTCATGGACATGGATGATTGTTTTTAGTCCTTTCTTCTCCAGCCGTAGCATGATGTCGGCAAATACATCTCGCGCCAGTGCCTGTGAGACGTTTTCTGCCAGCAACCCCCCGTATAACTTTACGGGGATTCGTCTCGCTCCCTTGGTGATCATGGCTATGTAGTTTCGCCTCCCGTGCTGCATCGCAGTCTTGATCATCCCGTAGTTCAGTGTGCGCCCTGACGGGAGGTCTAGGGTAAACTCTGAGCAGGTAGCGTAGGCTGTGTGCAACTTTCTTTGCAGGCTGTTCCACAACCATATTACCTTCTTCATTTTGTTGCGGTAGAGGTTCACTGCCTTTGTAGCTTCCTCTATAGGCATATCCGATATTATTGCGAATCTATTGGCACTCGCACCATACCCACATCCCAGCACCATTGTCTTTACCAGATGGCGCAGCTTCGGGTCTTCTTTTTTCATGTCCCCCTTGCTCTTGTCCCATAGCTGAAAGCGAATACCGAAGGCTTCGTAGATATCGTCGGACTCCCGAATTTCCTGTAGTGTATCTGTGTCTCCCGCTAGGTAGCAGAGGGTGCGGACTTCGATTTGTGAGAGGTCTGCCACGACTAGCCGTTTCTTAGGTGGAGTGGCTATTAGGCTGCGGAGATTAACTCCGAACATTTCTTTTCTTGGTAGGTTCTGTAGGTTCAAGTTACCCCCGCCCCCGCTAAACCTCCCCGTGTGCGCTCCGAAATACATAATACCACCGTAGTAGCGGCTGTCTTTCATCGTCGCATAGTCGAAGGATTCGAGCTTACGCTTGAGTGCGTTGATTCTGCGGAAGTCTCGCACTCCATGAATCCATGCGTGTTTCTCCCCATACTTCTTAATCCACTCGTTCGCTTCCTCATCTGTGAGCGCGAGGCTAACTGGAGGTTCTAAGCCTAGCTTTCGGCACTCATCGTTGAACGCTTTTCTGGATAAAGTCGGGGCATCCCCCGCCCACGGGATTGAGTTCTCTACATCGAACAGCCGTTGAGCTATAGACTCACGTTGCTTCTTTAACAGTTTTGTGTCTATGGGGATTCCTCGTTGAGCGCACCTACGGTTCGCCACGCTGATTTCCCTCTCTTGTGCAGGCCATTTATCCTTTAGTGCTTCCCACAGGCGCAGGCACAAAACGGAATCCTTGAGCGCGTAGTCTGTAACGTCCTTCTTGAACTCGTCACTCATGTCCTCCCACCGCTTACCCCTCATGTTATCACGGACGGTTTTGGATACGTCGAGGTCGAACAGTTCTGCTGTGGAGTTCTTGAGTGAACGGGGTAACCCGCAATAGGCCGCAAGGTCAGCAGTGCAGTGCCATTCAGCAGGCTCCGCTTTTGCCCACCAGCCTTTCTCTACCCCGAACAGGTATAGGGTTTCATCGAATGATGCGTTGTGGGACAGGACTCTATGCCCCGCGATGATTTCCCAATCAAAGTCTTTTGGGTGCCCTACAAATTCTGTGCCCTCGTCGCCCACAACTGAAACCATGTAGGCATCGAAGTCAGCGTGGGAGAAGTATCCCAAGGTGCCAAGGGTTTTTATACTACACGCCTTGTCGTAGTATGTCTCATAGTCCAGTGCGAATGTATGCATGATGGTAGGGTGCCCGCCCGTGCTTCCAGTGGCTACCATTCCACTTTCCGCACGGGCAGGGCTTACTTAGGTAGGCGCAATTGCTTAATTGCCTAGCCTAAGAATTGTTATTCAGACTCCTCGACAATTTCGAGGTTCAGTTGGTTACCATCGATGGCAGCGCGGAAGGCTTCAGCCAGCACGAGCATACGCTCGCGTGAGGCATTCATTTCTCCCACCTTTTCGGTGATATCCCCGATCAGCTTCTCGACTTCGGAAAGCTCTTCTTTTAAGATTTTTTCCTTATCCATGTTAGCTGGTGATGCGGGTTACAAAAGCGGTGACATCGTCTGCGGCTTCTTCACTGGTGATGGTCAGGCTGGGAACATACCAAGCGTATTTACCCTTAGTGATCAACTCAGTCTTGAATGTCCACAGCCTTGTGGACAGAGACGCAGTCGGGTTAAACGCAGCAAATGTGGCGAGGCGTTTATAGGTATTCCTATAGCCGTTCTTGTTCACATTGATCTTACCCATAGCGAACATCTCGTCGCCAATTGGGTAAGGAAAAGATGTGTCGTCCCCACCTTCTGGCTTCGGGATAAGCATCACGATGTCGGCAAACTCAATGGTTCCCCATTCAGAGTCCGCGTCTATCGCAGCCTTCTGCTCCTCAGTTGTTGCGATGCGTCCGATCTCCTCAGACTCGTATGGCACATTCTCGCGCCATGCCTTGACTGCGCTAATGATTGTTACACTAGCTGACTGCTCCGGTTCTAACACTGTGTTAGTCCTGTCGAGGACTACTGCTCCAAAAGCACCGTCAATTTGTGAGGACTTTTGGACTACGTTAAGTCGCGGGATTTCAATGTCGCTGGCTGAGATAGCCAACTTAGGTGCTTCAGTTATTTCCTGTTTTTCTTTTTTTACTATTGCTTGCTTCGGCATTTTCTATTTCTGGTTTATTGCTTCTTGTTTCACGAGAGCGTGAATCGCTCGTCGGAAGTGTCGATTATGCCATTGTTTTCAGCAGCGTCAAGAAAATCTTTGGACTTTCTCATCTTTTCTCCTTTTGGTGCTTTAGACCCCACGGCATCCGCTATTTTCTTGAGCGGAAAACTGGCTAATTTCAGAACCTCGTCTTCTGAGATATCAAATTCTGATGCGACTTCCAGCAACTTTACGTTGTCGTTGCACTTACGGGGAGTCCCCATTGACTTCAACTTCAAGGAAGGGAACTCTGCGCCCTCCTTGGCTTTGGCTATCGCCTTTGATCTGATCCTGCTCGCCCAGTTACCCACTACTTTCGCCACCACCCACAGGAGTTCCAGAGTCTCTGGGTCTTCGGGGTCAGCTATGTCCCCTTTCGGCAGCGCGTTATCGGCTACACGGGAAGCCACTTCGATTGCCAGCCCGCCAAGTGCTGGGCAGTGATCCTCATGGGCGCAGAATCGGCAGTTTATATTCGGGTTGAGTTCTTCGAGTGAGGGTGCCCCGTCTTCCCATTTAGGTCGTATTGACTCCCCCCTTTTAATTACCTTGGACAACTCGTCGATAAGTTCCGGTAAGTCATCCCGTGTGAACTCGTGCCACAGGACTTCGTTCCTGACGGGGATGTAGAACACAAAGGTGATTATGTTTACTTCAGGGTAGTTCTGAAATGCTCCTGTGGCGTAGGCTTTTGCCTGCCAATTTTTATCGGGAGTGTCTATTACTGATACTCCTGTCTTGTAATCGCCCATTACTGCGCGGTCTTTTTTCTCTCCGTAGATTGTGAAGCGGTCACAGGTTCCCCATGTGCTTGTCCCGTCCAGACTAACGTCAACGACTACCTCGTTGAACTCCTCCCTTTCGAGGTCGCCTATTACGGTGTTAAGGAAGTCGTCCTCGTCTTCCACGATCTTGTCGTAAATCTCCACTTCCTCTTCGTCGTGCAGCGCGGACGGGTCACGCACTTCAAGAGCTTCGTGAATCCTTGTGCCCTTCTCCGCTGCTTCACTTGTCCCTTCCCGTCCTTGGTAGCCCGCGCAGCCTGCTACATATTTCAAGGATGATGGGGAGAACTCTGCGTGACCCCTGTCTGAATGGTTTGGTTGTATTAGTTCCATAGTGCTGTCATGTTTTTCAGTTTTCTGTGTATTGAGTTCATTACATTTTCCTCTATTGAGTCTGAGGCTACCAAGACTTTCTGGAGCGCATCCGACTTCGCGCCGTTGCGGTGGATACGCCCAAGCGTCTGGACGTAGTCCTTGGCTGAGAAGGATGGGCAAATAAGGCTGACCCGTGGGCGGTTGCCGTTGGTGTCGTGTAACGACAGACCCGTCCCACCTGCTGCTATGTTAGCGACTATGGTGTGTGTCTTGTCATCCTGAAAGTCATCGATGACTTGTTGACGCTCCTTAATACTTTGACCACCCTCAATACGCCCGCACTTCAGTTTCTCACATAGGGCTGCAACCGTCTCCCTGAAGTTTACAAAGACCACTACGGAGTTCCCCTGCTGGCACAAGTCCTCTGCCATATCTGCTATGTCGGGTGCCTTGAGTGCTTCGGTTAACTGGCGGGCGCGGAGTATGTTTACCAGCACATATTCGCTGTCTTCGACTTCCCCATGCTCGACGTAGTTCTCTATGATTGTTGGCGTTATGCCCAACTCTTCATACGTCTTTATAATTTTATTAGCGTCTGCAAATTTCACGGGGTCTATAAACACACGGTTGTCGCGGAACGAGTCGGGGAAGTCCTCCACGGTCAGCTTATGTCCGGTTACCCCATAGATGGATTTACGGATGAGCGGCAGCGACCCCCGTCCTATAAACCTCCA